ATGTGGACGGTTCCAAATTTAATTACTCTATTCAGAGTAATCCTTATTCCTGTGTTTGTTGGTGTTTATTTTCTTGATTGGCGTTGGGCCCACGAAGCTGGCGCATTTATTTTCTGGCTTGCGGCTATCACCGATTGGTTCGATGGTTACCTAGCCAGAAAACTTGAACAATCTACGCCTTTTGGTGCTTTCCTCGATCCTGTTGCCGATAAGCTCATTGTTGGGGCGGCACTATTAATGATTACCCACAGTTATGGCAGTTTATGGATAACCATTCCAGCCATTGCACTATTAGTACGAGAAATCTACGTTTCAGCGCTTAGAGAGTGGATGGGACAAAATGGCGTTAGGGAAGCGGTAAAAGTGTCATTTATTGGCAAAGCAAAAACAACTGCACAAATGTTAGCCATTATTGGTTTATTGTCTGGGCTTGAGTCGTTTATGGGCATTCCACTTTATTGGGTAACCTTAGGACATATTTTACTTTATATCGCTGCAGTGCTGTCAATTTGGTCAATGATTATCTACTCACGTGCTGCGTGGCCACACCTAAGTGCGGGTTTAAAAGATAAGATTTGATCGTCTATTGAGCAATGTGAATAAAAATGTAGCAAACGATCACAAAAATGCATATTTCCTTGTTTTTCGTATTGACACTTTCAGCGTTACAGGTAGAATTCACCGCACATTTCGAGACGGCAACAACGAAACGAAATGTAAGACTTTAAATGCGGGAATAGCTCAGTTGGTAGAGCACGACCTTGCCAAGGTCGGGGTCGCGAGTTCGAATCTCGTTTCCCGCTCCAAAGTCTAGTATTACGGCGGAATGGCAGAATGGCTATGCAGCGGATTGCAAATCCGTGGATCTCGGTTCGACTCCGGGTTCCGCCTCCATAATGCTTTAATGCAAAACAGGTTTCTACGCCTGACACCCCAACCGAAAGGTTACCCCGATGCCCGGGTGGTGAAATTGGTAGACACAAGGGATTTAAAATCCCTCGTCAGTAATGACGTGCCGGTTCAAGTCCGGCCCCGGGCACCATTTAAAATACTTTAAATACAGTTACTTGCTACACGCCGCGTCTTAAATAAAAAAAACAAAAACTCATTTCAGAATATTATTTCAGAATATTTTCGATAAAAATCTTCATTTACAAATACAAATAAGTTAGTCTTCACCCAAAATTATAAAACAAGGATTTGTTATGAAGGTTAATTACTTCGGGTACTACTTCCATAATTTGCAAACAGATGATCGTTGTACATTTGATATGAGAAGGATGCTCACCAATTATTGCAGCAACGGATCCTCTCACCTCAAAAACCAATTCCCTTATCAAGACGAGAAACTATATCTTCTTCACCAAGTAGGAGATGTTTTTTTGTTTCTTCAAACAAGATCACAGGAAATTATCAGGAAAGTGGATACCAATACTGTGAGTGTTGATGAAATTGCTAGCATGCTTGGTGACGATGAAAGACTTGGGTTTGCATCGTATATGATTATTAAGGAAGACTACATAGGGTTTGGTTCTACACTCTTAGCTCCGCGAGTGGATGTGTTCGCTCATTATATGAATAAGCTACTTGAGTTGCTTGGAGTGACTAATTGGACTTTTCTGCATAAGCCAATACTGAAGCAAATTACGAAAAAAGAAGCGCTTTCAATGGACTTTATTGGCGCTAGTACTATGGTTTTAGATAAAAACAATGGATTCGCACAGGAATTTCTGGCTGTTCTTGGTGCCAATGGTGACTCTACAGCCGATTTTGACGGATTTGAGATTACCCTCAAGCCTAAGCCTAGGCAAAACATTAAACCTTTATTTGAGCAAGTCATAAATAACATACCTGAAGACGGCATTCGCAGGATGGTTATCAAAGCGAGACAAGAAGCAGCTTCACAGTTAACTGATTTGTATTTGGTAGGTCAGTCAGTGGTTTATGATAATATTGATAAATCCAAAGAATCGACTATACCTAGACAACTTGAAGACAAACATTCTTCTAATATCTACTTAACGCAATGCTTGACGGAATTCAGAAATGGCGGCTTCTCGCAAATGGTTGATCACTCTATTATTCGTTTTAATAACGCTGATACCTGGTCCAATTCTCCACGTAGTTTATAAGTACTGTTTCATTAGTTTGTGGCCTGAGTACGCTTTAGGCTTAAGCGACCAAAAGAAAGACATTGCACTGTTGCTTGCGTCATTTTCTTTTACGATGCTAGGCTTTTTAGCGGCTGTGATTACAATCATGCTTTCTTTTTCAAAATCTAAAGCATTTAGGAAATATAGAGACTCGCAGAGGATGGAGATTTTTTTCGCTCTTTACTTTTTGGCGATATTTCATCTAGGCCTGACGTTCGCTCTATCTCTGGTTGCACTCTCGAATAACTTTGGTGAAGTTCTGATGCAGTTTGCTTTAGGTTCTTCTGCAAACAGTCTAGTATCAGTAGGCTTGATCGCGATAATAATAATAAATTTGTGCAAGAGAGCGATTATGGAAGACTAAGCGCGTCCTGTGCGCTCACTTTTTACTCTCCACTGTTGGTACCACTGCGACTTTTCTATCATACACACGAACCTGGCTTTCTGTCTTGTGGCCACTGGCTTGCTGTTTCTCGCTTACTGTTCCTTCAAAGTCACTAATGCCTTTTGCTTTAATGTCGTGAAAGGTGAAATCTAAAGGTAGCTGGGTTTCTTCCCGCGCTTTGATAATTGCTTTACGCCAGCGCTGATCGAAACTCGCTACTGCGAAGGGGTGACCGTTCTTTTGATGAAGCACAAACATACTAAATACGGATGGGTTAATTTCGTTACCCGTCTTAATGGCCTTACGTAAACGTGGGCCCCATTCTTTAATTTGTTTTTTGCCGGTCTTACCTTGTTGAATGAAAATCCCTTCCTGCAGCAGCTGGCTTTGGTGTAGCTTAACTACGTCAGCCTTACGTGCCATGCACAAATAGCTAATTTCCATTGCTGCTTTAACAACTGGGCAAGCTCTCTGATAAACCGCGTCATACTCGTAGTCTTCAATATAGCGGTCTCTCGCTTTCTCTTTGAATTGCTTAACACCTTGGCATGGGTTGCGCTGAACTTTCCCGCGTTCGTATGCCCAGCGAAACACGCGAGATAAAAACGCCTTGTGTCTATTCGCTTGCACCGGTGAATTTTGACCAAGAATATCCATGAACTTTCTTACATGAACAGGGGTAACAGTGTTCGGGTCCATTTTCCCAAATGCGCTTAGCACTTTCTTACTGTACTTCTGATAGTCTTTTCGCGTGTGCAGCGATAACTCGCGGAAATCAGCACTATCAAAGAACGTTTCAACCAGGTGTTGAACGGTGTGCTTGTTGTTGGCTATGGCCATATACTTTTCGTAAGCAGCCCATACTTCCGATTGTTTGGCGTCGACATTACAAAGGCGCACAGTTCCACCACCAACGGGTTTAAACTCGTAAGCGCTGCGCCCCTTGTATACTCGCTGAGGCATCCATTGATCTTCTACTTTGCGTTTACGTGGCATAGTCTACTTCAAAAAGTTAGGGTTAAAACCGTCGTCATTTGCCGCTGCTACTGCTTTATCGCGGCCATTTAGCCAATCGTCAGTCGTCCACACTTCTCCTTTGGCATTTACACGATAGGTGATACCGTTCTCTTCAAACCAGCGCACCTGTGAGCTTCGCTTTTCATAACCGGTCATTGTCGATATATCTGAGCCGATAACTATTTGCATATTAACTCACCTCAAACATTTTAGTCTGATGCGGCTCTAACGCTTCAGGCCTATTGGCTACTTCGAACACTTCAATGTAGTCGTCATATGCATGTCGATTACAAATTTCAGTGCAAAATACCAGCTTGTTATGCACAGTACATTTTCCAAACTGCGTGCGTGTTTTAGGTCGGCCAGTGTATTGCTCAATATAAGGGCAGTGCTTATCTTCTTTGTACCCTTGAACATCGAAGCTGTTGCAGCTGATGCACGACTTGGGAAGTTTCATTTTCACTTCTTATTCTCCACATGGTTTTCCAATTGGCTAACCCGAAGCTCAAGGTTTTGAATTTTTTCGCTATAAAGCTTGAGTGTTTCAGAAACGCAATTAGCTCTGTACTCAAGTGACTGTAGTTTTTCGTGTACAAAGTCACTGGTTTTAGGTTGTTGTGGTTCCGTGTCAAAAAACGGCATCACTCACCCCCTTGTTTTTCTACAGCCTTGCATATCATGGCACCGATAGCGGATTGCGTTACAAAAATTAAATAGATTGGCTCAAGATTAAAAAAACAAACGAACAGAAAGAAAAGGAAACTACCAATAGAAAGTTGAGTGCTGTATTTCACGACTCGCACCCTTTGCGTAGTTCTTCGGCGTAGATTTTATTCATACGAAACCAAATTTCTTTGCACAAATCCCATGGAACGGTTGCAGTTAAATCCGATAGCCCACTTTCATCACTTTCTCCATTACACATCTGGCAATCGTCGCTTTGCTCATTCCAACACTCAGGACAGCACACGCCATCTTCAATAGTAAATGTGAACTCACCAATGCAACCAGCTTTAGCGCGATGAGGAGTTTCTGCCTTTTCGAAAGCCTTGGCTATCTCACTTGCTATGCATCCCTCCATACCTTTAATCGTTTCCGGTTGATTGTTGTTGCGCTTTTCAAGCACTGCTAAACGCTCATCAGCCTTTGCTAGTTGATTGGATAACTGGTTATATGCATCCAATAGGGTAGATGCTTCGTTATCTAGCTCAGAATTTTGGCTACGCAGGCTAGCAATCTCTTCTGCAATACCTGCAGCCTGATCGCCAGTTAAGCTAACAGAATGGCCTAATTGAAGTATCGTTATATCAATCATTACCTGACACCTTATTCAGTGTTAACTCAAAGCCAGCTGCATTGGCGAATGCCTGAAGGTTTTCAAATGAAGGGCATGTTCTACCGGTACGCCATTTGTATACTGAGCGCTCAGATAACCCTGCATTTTGAATAGTACTAATCACTTTTCCTTTTGGAATAGACTTAAATACTTCAAGTACAACAGCTTTAGAATTCAGCATTACTCAGCCCCCAAGTCAGCAGGGGTTAATCCAAGTGAACGCCCCATTTCAATCATTTTTATTTTGCGTCTTACGCTGCAGGCCTTTTGCGATTCTTGTTTGCTTGGCTTGCGTATAACCTCTTTACGACCACGAAAGCATGAGTCGTTACCTTGCTGAAAAATATCGTTATGCGGTCTCATGCTGCAATATCCTTATCTTCAACTTGCGCTTCCAACTGCTTCGCTTTAACCAGCTGCGTGGCGAACGCATCAAATTGAATGTGCTCTGCTTGAGTTAAACCCAGCACATCTTGAAATTTAACTTCGTTAAGCACCTTTATTAGCGCGTTCACGCCATCGGTGTCTGCTTGAATTAAATGCTTCATACCTATCCTTTTTGCAGGGCCGAAGCCCCGCGCTTTCAAAATATTATGGTTTAAAACCGCCAATAAACACTTCAACCGGTAATTCATTCAGGTTGATGTTAATTTTCTGCTTAAACTCTTCAGCTATTTGTTCGTCGTGCTCTTCCTGACCAACAACACGCAGGGTAAAGCCAATGCGAACATCACCTGTAAGCATTGAAACGCGAATTTTGAACGTAACTTCAGACAGGCCTGCATAGGGAACGCATGTGAAATTTATATAAGCGGGTAGGTCTTTTTTGTTTTTCGCTGCTTCACGTTCCATTACGCTTGCGCTATTTTCGAACTGGTCAATAGAGCTTTCTATTTCACGAACGCGTTCTACAGTCACGGTACGCACCGCGTTAATGGCAACAGACAGGTTCATTTGCTCACCTGACATACCTTCAACGGTAATACGGTCTTTCCAATCTTCAATGAAATCGCTAAGTTCTTGTTGCCCTTGGCGATGGCCGCACACGCTTTGAAGTGCTTTAAACGCAGCAGTTTTAGGAATGCTCAATTTCGCGGTGTGATCACAATGCCCTGGCACAATTAAATCACCCACATTCAATATTGCCGTTGCTGACATAGAATCGCCGTTCACAAACACTTGCGAGTTGGCATACAACGGCGTTTCATCACCTACGTAATCGGTAACGTAAGCTACGAAGCTCTTAATATCCTCAGTTGAGAAAAGGCCACGAAATCTCGTTCTGTGTTCGAGTCGGTTTTCAAAACCTACAACTGAAAAGTTTTCAGGTACCAGCATCGCTGGTATTGCCTCTTCCTGAAACAAGGCTGCTGTATCTAGCAGTTGTGAATTCAGCTGTTTGTTAAGTTCACTTTTTTGGAGCTCTAAAAGAGTATCGCGATCAAACATGGTTATTCCTTAGTCATTTTTGTTACATTCATCTGACCTGCAAACAGGTCATCGTGGCTTTTGGCAAGCAAACTGATAGAGCCATCTTTATTCACCCACATAGGGGTTTCTGTTGTGGTCTCTTCGTTAATTTTGCCGGTTGGGGTTGGGCGCGAATATTTAGCAGTAGAAATAACATTTACCTTTATTCCCGCGCCGTTTTGAGCAGATGTAGCAGCAGGCTCAATTTTAAAGCTCACATCAAGCTTGCCGCCTTTATTGAACCTAAAAATAGATTTACTAACTTCAGTTAAAAATGCTGTTATTTGACGTTGGAATGCGCCGCTGTCTACTTCAGCAAGAAATTCGTTTAATGGACCTTCTTGTTCGCTCATTGCTTATCCTTATTCATCTAAGTAATTGTGTAAGCCCTTTATGCGGGCTAGTCGTTCGAAACGTTTTAGGGCGTTCTTCTCTATTGTTTCAATTTGGTATTTAGTACACCCGCACACATCAGCCATATCTGCACGGGTCATGGTCATACCTGGCTTGATAAGTACGCTGAGTACCGCTAAGCCAATATCAATTTCACAACTGGAAGGGGCACCCATTTAGGCATTGGCGGCAAGTGCCGCTGCTTTCGACTGCAAGCTGTAATAGCAATCTAAGAAAAGGGCCTTCGCGCCGCCTGGCGGTAAGGCATGAATAGTTTTATCGGTAGGGGTAAAGCGCTTTAAGTTTGCCCAGTGATGATCGTGAGGCATCATCAAATCGCGAACTTCTGTAGCCAATATAGTCAAATCAGCTTCTTTCACACACGCGGCCACTGGCCATTCAAGCCCAATGCTTTTAAATAGCTGCTGTTCAACAGTGTTTAGAATGCTTTGGTAAACAGGCAATAACTGCTTAAGGGGCGAAACTACATCACCGCAATAGGCCTCTGCAGCATCGTGCAGTAATGCCGCTAGCGCATGCTCTTCAGGCACAATCGAACTAACCAATACACTATGCTGGGCTACCGAGTAAAATTCGCGTGTGTGGCCGTTGAAGCGGCAAATATTGGAAAGGGCATGAGCAATATCTTCAATATCAAACTGCATTTCACCGATGTTTGCATAATCGAACATATTACCACTACGCAACTGAACGGCTGGGGGAACTGGGGTAGTAGGGAAGTGAATCACGTTTGGCTGCGCTTTCTCTCCTACACCGTAAGTTTTGATTGGCGCCATACTAATATTGAATTCACGACATACTTCACGCAGTTTTGTGATGGTGTCTTGAAGCTTTTCAAGCAAGTAATGATCACCAGGCCACGAATTTGCGCTACTTAAGTAACAATGGTTCATACCATCTACCCAAACGTCGACGACGAAGTAGCCCTTATCAAGTTCTATCTTATGCTGAACATCGAAACGAGGATTTTCACTTAGTGCTGCAATGAGTAGTGCAACCTCATCTGCGCCTGCGTTTAACGCTGCTTTAATAATTGAATGGTTTTGCATTGGTGATTTTCCTTGTAAGCCTATTGCTAGGCGGCCAAAAATTGAGAATGATTTTGCTTTAATCTTCTAGAGCTTGCCGCTCTGCTAACTCGTGAATACTGTGAGCTCTTGTAGGCTCGCTCAGCATCGAGATACGTAGCACTTATTAAGCAAAGCGTAATGCAAAGGCTGTAGCGCAGTATTCCAAGCTTGATGGCTTGATGAACAGTTTCCCGCATTGTATGAGTGTTTAAGCGGTAGTTGAGGTCTCCGCAGGCTTTTTTGACTGTAGAGAGCTTCACCCCCATCGCATCAGCGATGGCTTTCTGGGGAAGCCCTTGTGCTACGAAAAGCAGGGTACGTGCTTGCTGAGTAGGTAACGAAGAAAAAGGCTTGGAATCAACTTGAATGCTTTCAAGTTGATATCCTTTTTCGGTTCTGGTCGTTTGCATTACATTTCCATAATAATAGTAAACCTGTGATTTATAGTAAATCATAGGTTTACTATTATGGCAATGTGATTTTTTGGTTATTTATAAACAACAGGTTTACACTTTCCGTATGGCTTATTTTTGCTGTTAACTTGAGTTAAACTATCACCTCAATCAAAATCTCAGGGAAGATATGACATGTACTTACTGCTTTTCGCTGCTATCGCCGGAATAATTGCTTTGCTTATTATGAAAAAAAATGTACATAACAATGCATCATCAGGAGCAATGCCCCAGAAGAAACAAAGTCAAATTCAGACCTTCCAATAGACAAGAAATGCGATGTGAAATTTTGTTGTAGCACCAAAACATCTCAAACCAAATTATCTAAAAACATTGAGTGGCTATCAGATCGCTGGAACTTTATAGAAAGTGAATTTGAGAGAGAAGGAAGGTCATCTATCGTCGGCCCTTGGTATTTTGAGCGACCTACATCGAAACAAGTGTCTTTTTTGACAGACAGAGGGATTATCGTTGAAAAAGGGAATCTATATAGGGGCCAATTTTCTGACTTGTTAGGTTTATTTGATGGTGTAAGCTTAGAAGATAGATCGGTTTTGAGGTTTTTTAACAAGCCAATAACAGGAATGTGCCAATCAAAGGCGAATCATGACGTAGCTGTAATTTTGTCTAACGTTGATAATCTAAGTAAATGGGATAGCCGACCCGCATCTCAACTCCAGAAGGCCGGTTTAGCTTTTTTAAATATAACCCACGATAAAGGCATAAACCACGCTCAAGCAGATGCTCTTATTAAAGGATTTAGAGAGGAATTTGAGACTAATGAATATATCGAGAGCGATGTGATTAGTGAAAGCTGCAACGCTGCGCTTTACGAAAATAACAACTTGTTGATTAATGATTGGAACTCCTTTGAAGAAATATACGAAGAGGTCAATGAGCCAGACACAAGAGATGAGCACTCAATAAAAAAAGTCACTCTTAGCATATTTCAGAAGTCTATATCTAGGCTGAAGAGTGAAGGAAACAACTTACAAGACTTAAAAACTGACATTGACGCCGTAATTGCAAAAATAATAGAAATAGAGCCAAAAATTTTAAAATAAGCCAGTTAGATAAGGACTGAATACCAGAATACCCGACCAATAACTCTTACATCTTTAGTCTCTTCAAATGATAGGTTTTCGGTAGGGTATTCATCAGAGTTAAAACTCCTAATGCTTATTCCCCCGCCTGGTCGGCGATTTAATATCTTCACAAATAATGAACCGGCCCAGTCAATTGCGTACATATCACCGTCTTTAATAATATCAACTTTACTAGTATCTACACCTACCGTAGCACCGTCAGGTATAACAGGCTCCATGGAGTTCCCAGAAACCCTAACACACGCTGCCGCTTCCACATCAACACCTCGTTTGCGCAGGGTCGCCTTCGAAAATCTAAGTTTTGGCCCGTTAGTTTCAATTTGAATTGCAGATCCATTACCTGCAGATAACTCTACTTCCATATAAAAAGGCACCTCCACGTCATCTTCAGATAGCGGTGTTTTGCTATCCCATGAGTCAATCGAGCCAATATATTCAGCTGAAGACTCAGAAATCTTAGAGGGCCCAGTTAAACTCCCTTCCCCCGTCATTAACCAGTCCAATGGAATATTAAAATGCTTAGAGATGGCACTCAAAGATTTTTTACTGATAGAGTTAGTTTTGAACCAACGCCCAACAGCTTGCGGTGAAACATCCGCAACCCTCGCTAAATCAGCATTCCTAACACCATGCTTTAGCATGACTTCTTTAAGTCGAGATGTAACATAATTTTCTTTCATTTCAGCACCATAAACTAAACGTTTAGTATTTTAGCTTTATTTGAGTTTACTTTGAATAAATCTTTGGTTTACCATAAATGCAAACCGGAGGTTTATATGTCGCCAGAATTTAAAAAATGTGTAGCTGCTGCTGGAGGTACTCAAAAGCAACTCGCAGAGAAGCTTGGTATTACTGAACAAGCTGTAGGCAAATGGAAAAACAAAAAAATTCCAGTGATGCGCTCAATTGAAATTGAGCGGGTACTGGGCATAGACCGCTCTATTCTTAGGCCTGACATCTATCATGCCAATAAAGATGTGGCTTAGTAAGAATGCCTTATTAACCGACCAGGTAACTATAAAGCTAAGCCTAGCTTGGAATAATCACTTTAGGTTTATGTGTTTTTATACAGGTGAAGAGTTATGAATCCATTTTGTAGAGATTTTGAACCATATACCTGTGAATTGAGAGCTCACAATCTAAGCATTGGTAAAATAGCTGTCGTTCTATGCTGTCACCGCCTAACGAAAACGGTCGCATCGTATCGACAGTCTCTTTTATTAACGCTAGTGCTATCTCTAAATTTTCTTGTTTTTTCATTTAATTACCATCTTTCCGATGAAGTTAATTTAAAAAACATAGCAGTCTTTCGAGATGAACTTAACTGTACCTTAGGTGTGAATTCTAGCAGCAACACTCGACAGGGCGCTTAAACGCCCTAAACACACCCGAACAGACAACCGAACCTGGTAATGGAGAAATATATGAGCGTCAAAGTAAAAGTGACAACTGCAGGTAAAGCGGCATTAGCCTTAGAATCCATTGCCCATGAAGCAAGAAGAATCTATTCATTAATGCCGTCAACGTATTTGGGAAGTACTCCATCAGAGAAAGCAGCTATTCAAGAAAAAATAACTGCTTTTACTAAAACAGAGCTTTATCAGAAAGCGGAACAAATTGAGAAGCTTGCCAATGAGGCTTTAGTCCTTATTGAGCCAGCCGTGCTCAAGTAATCGAAGGTTTCTATTTTCAGATACACCTTCACCTGTAGATGATACGGCAAGGGCCTCAACAAAAGTTTGTGTTTTACCCTCTTTGAGGTTCAGCACGTGGGAAACGTCGATAACTAGGAAGTGCTTCATCCCATCGGCGGAACTTGATAGGAAAGAGTCGTCACAGAAGAACTCTTCACCGACTTTTGGCACGACTGGTGAGTCTATGTCCACCTCACTAATTAAAGATTTATTTTTAGTAAAAATTTGTAGGTTGTACATAAGTTTCATTCCTTTGGTTGCGGGTTGTTTTTTATCCGATTTACAGCTTAGCAGCCTTTGGGATGTTTTTAACAGGATTTAAAAATGAATAGAGTTCGTAACACCCATATGTGGCACAAACCGCCGTTTTCAGTTCGCGCCCTTAATGCAGCGCTTATGGCCGTAGCGGTTATCACTGTTATCTGTCCACTTGTAATTATTGCTTACTGTTTGGTGGTTAAGTAATGAACCCATACGGCCGCATGTTCAAGTACATGAAAATGCCACCTGGTCGCGGCATTACTTTCAAAGTGGGTGATGCGGTAAGGCCGGTACCTGGCGCTAAGTCACTTACCGACAATATAACGTTCGACGGTACCAGCTACGCCATAGTGAAAATAGTTTCACCCGACATGATTCACATAGACGACGACTTAAACGGGCGCTGCAGGTTAGCCCCAGAAGATCTTAAACACATTAAAAAAGATGGTAAATAGCGCCATTTGTTAAGGCTTTATAGTTGGTCAGCCTCTCTACTTTGCATTGTTATTAGTGCATCGGGCCAGCATGAAGCTTTAACAAATCACGCTTTTAACTGCTAAGGAAAAACAATGGAATTAGCTGAATTTGAATCAACACTACTAAAGTGTTTCGATCCACTGGCCGCGTACAGTCGACAAGCATTAATAGAATTATCTGGGCTAGCGGAAGTAACTGAACTGTCTCGCGCGTTAGGGGTTCTTAAGAACGAAGACCTTATTCAAAAATGCCCATCCGAAAAAACATGGTCGTTAACGGCTAAAGGAAAGGCACACACATACTTCGACAACGTTACTGAAGAAAAACCAGCGGTAACGGTTATCACAGAATCATGTAAAAGCAATATAGAGTCTATTTCAGCGGCAAGAAAACCGAAAGCGGCCGACCCGTTAAGTGATGCCATTCACAACACCACACAGCTGTTAATGGCGATTGGCCGAAAGCCTTCACGCATTAAAGATAAGATATTTACATTAGGTGAATTGGGTAAGTATTTAGACCCCACCATAGATAGCTTATTTAACGAAATAGCTGACGACCTAAAGCAGCTGGATGCCATTACGGGGGCACACAGTGAATCAGGCAGAGTATGAAGCTTTGAGCAATAACTCGCTTCCAACCTTTGCGGTAACGCTCTATATCCGTTGCTTTCGCAAGAATATGGAGTATATTGACGGGCTGGTACACGTTTCCATGCGCACTATGAAAGAGGCCATGGAACACACACCACCCCGTGGTTCTAATACAGTAGAACCCAAACCAACCACCGAAAAAATACGCACCGCTGTACGACAATTAGAGCGCGCCAACCTAATAGAACTGGTGCAAAAAGGCTCTATAAAAGAACAAAAAGCAGCCTGTTATCACTGCTCTCTAGCCTCTACAGACTTATCAGGTTCAAATGAGGAACAACACGAGAGCAACACGGGAACAACACGCTACAAAAAAAGCCCGAAAGCCTTGCCACGTAAGCGACACAGCGGAAATGTACTAAAATTCCGAAAATCCGATGAACAACACATACCCGTTATACCCGATATAGAAGAAGAGGATAACGCGTGCGCGCGCGAAAATCTTGAATTCTGTGGTGACTGGGTTGGCTTAGCAAATCAAGCGGGTTGGTCTGGAAGTAACGAGGAAGCACAAGCGCTGTTCAACAAGTGGAAACTAAGCGATAGCGCAAACACCTACCGGCATATCACAACACACCGCAAATACTGGATGCGTTACTGCGCAGCCATCAGACATAACCAGGTAAAAGGGGTCAGTCATGCACTCAACCAGCAAACTAGTCAATCACGTGGGTATCGCAATGCAACAGCAACAGCCATGCGAGACTGTATCGAACGAGCGCAACGGGGCGAAGGTGTTGAAGCCTTCAACTTCGCTGACGACCAAGCTTGAAACGGTTTACCAGTTTTGCTTAACAAACCTTAAGCCGGTGTTGATGGAGTATTGGCCAGAGTTTGTGAACAAGTACCCGGAGCTTGATATGCAGCAATGGGCTATTCGTGAGTATGCAAAGCAAATGGTCGATGAGGGCATATCGAATAGCAAGCAAATTCAAAGCGGCATCACCAAAGCATGCAAGCTGAAGTTTCGCCCACGGCCAACTGAGTTTGCAAAGCTGTGCAAGCCAACCGCTGAAGAACTGGGTTTGCCCTCGTTACGTGAAGCCATGGATGAAGTTATTTCTCGGAAGGGTAAATACAAAAACCAAGAATTTACGTTTAGCCACCGAATCATTGAATTGATATGTGAGCGCATTGGGTATCGTGTTTACCAAATGCGTGATCATGAGTTCAGTGAATTATTCAAGGGTGAATACGATTACTGGATAGGTCGTTACATGTCGGGTGATCTTCCAGCTGCTCACAAAGCACTTGAATACACACCACCGACCAAAGCGAAAATCGATAGTTATGTGGCTAACCATGGGTTGCCATTGCTAGGTAACGACATGTTAAGCCAGAAAATTAGAGAACTTGGTATTGCCGTAAAGCGCAATCGCCAAGCGTTTATCAGTACCCCTGACCAAAAGGCAGTATAACGTGACAGATGTTAATCAGGACACCAGCGAAACCGAGACATTGTTGAACGAGTGGGGCAAGTGGGCCCGCATGGGTTTAGGGTTAAATATTGGCAGGGGAGACAGTAACAACGTTTATTTCATCAATGATGATATGGCATTGTTAATCGACAGATTGGTTGCTGAGCTTAAGCGGGATAGGCCGCTTCTAGCCAGTATAGTGGTGATGTATTATCGTTCTGATTACAATTATCCTATGCTAGCCAACGCACTGAAAATAGGTGAGACGAAAGCAAGAAGTTTACATAAATCAGCCATTTGCTGGATTGATGGGGCGTTGGTGGGGTTCACTTTAGAAGTTAATATTGCATAATTTTAAAAAAATAGTTGATCCACGCGCGCGGATCATCTACCTTATTTCCCGTAAGCTCACGAAAATTGCGTTTAACGAGAAGGTCACCAAATTGGTGGCCTTTTTTTATGCCTGAAATTCTGGGCTGCTTGCTTGTTTATCCCAACTTTGCCCTACCGTCTGGTGGGGCTTTTTTCTTTGGTGCTCACATGTTCCCATACGGTAAAACGTCTCAGTCACGGCTTAACACCTGCCATGCTGATATTCAGACGATATGGAATGAACTTTCTAAGTACATCAACACTTCTGTGTTTTGTGGTCATCGTGGGAAAGCAGAGCAGAACGAAGCATTTGAGCAAGGTTTGAGTGAGTTGGCATGGCCGAACTCTAAACACAACGCTTACCCGTCAATGGCTATCGATTCAGGCCCTTACTTTGTTCGTTTAGGGAATACAGACTGGAAAGATGAAGTGGCATTTGGTGTATTTGCTGGCCATGTCATGCTAGTGGCCAGACAGCTATACAAGCAAAAAAAGATTACTCACCTGGTACGCTGGGGTGGTGATTGGGATATGGACGGTAGAAGCCGAGATGAACGTTTTCGCGATTTGCCACACTTTGAACTGTATGTACCGGAGCCGCTTACATGAACTGGTCAAACGTTGGCGAATTTCTAAAAGGTAACACTACCGGTGTTACTTCATTGGTTGGGTCGTTACTAACCGGCAATGTGTTAGGCGCTGTTAGCGCTGGCGCTTCCATGGTAGCAACGGCAACCGGTACTACAGACCCAGAACAAGCGCTGTTAGAATTACAGGGCACACCTGAAACGGTGTTAAAGTTAAAAAAGATTGCACTGCAGCGTGAAGCAGAAGTAAACAGGCATGTTGAATCAGTAATGTCACTGCAATTTAAAGACGCACAGAGTAGCCATTCAGAGACACAGAAAACCATTCGTAACGGCGACAATGCAGAAGGCGGCGTTAAGTATGTAAGGCCTTCACACGCAACGGCTTCATTACTTGCTGGTATCTATTACGGGCTATTTACTGATTCACCCGACATTATGATACTAGGCGCATTCCTCACTTTACCCTTTGCTTATGCGGGGTTGCGTGAGATTGGAAAACGTAACGTATTAGCCTTCAATAACAAAAATTAGCCTAACGTCTAATTAATCTGGACAGACATTTGCATAACCATGTTGTTGACCCAACTAAAGGACACAACAACATGCACACCTACGACCAACCTAATAGATACGCATCAATGACCGATAAAGCATCAATGACAACTTACGCAGGTAGCGCGCTATCAGCGGTGTGGGGTGTGATGACATCCCAAGAGTTCGGCATCTTAGCTGGTGTAATCATTGCTGTTGCTGGCCTGCTGGTTAACTTCTATTTTAAAATGCGTGATGACAAGTACAAGCAAGCTGAAGAAATTAGAAAGCAGCAGCTGCACGCGAAGATGATGAACCCAGAAGAAACAATTGTTAACTCCAACATTAAGTAGATTTAAAAAGTCGCGGGTCCTTTTGGAGGCCCCCCCTCACACGGCGCATAGACTCGCGTTTTTTTAACAGCTATAAAATCTCATAGGGGGGTTGTATTTTGTTTGATTTAGATGAGAAAGCTAAACAGACAGAATTTGCATCTTTAATTGGCGCCACACAACAAGCAGTTTCAAAGCATCTTGATAACGGCACGCTAACTCGCGGCGATACCTACCGCCAGTGGTTACGTGCTTACTGTGAAAAACTCCGTGACGAAGCATCAGGCAGAACCGCAAGCGACCAACGCTTACGGCTTGATGAAGCTCGTACCCGCGAAGCGGTTGCCAATGCGAGAAGCAAAGAACTGGCTCTGTTCAAAGAAGAAAAGCTTGTACTCGAAAAGGGTATGGTTCGTGAAGCAATCGATGCATGGATAGCTATCGCTAAATCTGAATATATGAATTCAATTGACAAAATTATTGCCGAGTTGGAAAGCCAGCACGGAATCAAAATAGATAGAGACCCCATCGATGGAACTACTGCAGCTGCCATGCGAGTTATTGCAGACTTCCAGTTCCAATCTACAGACCCTAATTGAAGAATCCCGTTCGGGTTGGTTGCCACCTGAAAACATTCCTACTCGCGAATGGTTAGAAAAATACTTTAGATTACCCGCTGAAGATGCAGACTTTGCTGGTTTGTATAACGCGGATTACGTGCCTTACTTTTGGGGCGTGATGCATGCCCTAGATGACGACTTCGTTGAAATGGTCGGCTTAATGAAAGCCGCCCAAATCGGCTGGACGTTACTTGAAACGGGCTGGATAGCAAAGCGCATTTGCTGTGAGCCTAGTCGAATACTCGGCCTTTTCCCCAAAGACGATAAAGCCCGCGATTTCATAGAAGAGAAATTCGAGCCTGTCATACGGGCCACACCGGAACTGGCCAAGAAAGTCGACGTTTCAACTAGCCGTAAAGCGGGAAACCGTAGCAATAAAAAGAATTTCCCTGGCGGCTCACTGAAGGTGTTTGGTTCAAACTCTGTCAGTAACGTGAAATCTACGCCCTCACCGGTAGTGTTAGTTGAAGAACCAGACGATACCAACGGCAATGTGGGCGATCAGGGTGATGCAATACGCTTAGCCCGTGAACGTATTAAGCGGTTTAGAAAGCGCAAGTTTGTTATCGGCGGCACGCCTTCAGTTGAAGATTTAAGCGAAGTTGAACACTACATTAATTTGGGTACGCAGCGAGTATTGCCCGTGGCCTGCCACGACTGTGGTGATACTCATGTTCTTGACTGGGAAAACGTAAGCTGGGTAGAGCGTGATGAAGGTACCGTTCACCCTGTCTATGGAAGGCATATACCAGAAAGCGCGATTTACGCTTGCCCTCATTGTGGTAGCGCGTGGAACGATTGGCAACGTCAACAGAACATTTTCAATACGTGCGATAAGGCAGAGAAAGCCGGTGACAAGTTTTGTGGCTGGGTACCTACAGTAGAGACAGATGGTGTAATCGAAACCTTCAAAGGGTTATCGGAACTTTACGTTTGTATACCAGGTACCAGCTTAGCCAGTTTGGTGAAGGATTACCTCGAAGCAGAACATGAAGCTGCAGCAGGTGATGAAGCTGGGCGAATTATTTTTCAAAACTCTAAGCTTGGTAAGCCTTACGCGTACCGAAGCAAAGATAATCTTGATCATGAACAACTGCAGGCGCTTGCTGAAGATTACCCAGAACTAACGGTACCGAAAGGCGGCTTAATAGTTACTGCTGGTATTGATGTTCAGGATGATAGGTTAGCAATAATCATTCGGGCTTATGGTCGAAATGAAGAAAGTTGGCTGATTTTATGGAAAGAAATTTCGGGCGATACCGTTGATAAAAACGACCCAGTTTGGTCAGAGTTAGACCAAATACTTTTCAACGGTTTTGAGCATGAAACGCTGGGGCGCGTGTTTTTATCTGCAGCCAGTATTGATAGTTCGGACGGTGGTACCAACCATGCGGTTTATCACTATGTAAGAACCCGTAATAAAAAGCATCGTCGCGTTCACCTAATGGCTATTAAGGGTGACAGTAACGACAACGGCAAGCGTGAAATCTTCCGTTTACCGTCTGCAAAAATTGACCATCACAACGCTAAGCGTGTTACGAAAGCCGATAAGCATGGCGTACTGGTTTACTTAGTTAGCACCCACAAAGCAAAAGACATTATTTCTAAGCGGCTGCAGGGCACAGCAGCCTTTATGCATAGCTATAAAGATGCCCGTGCTGACTACTGGGAGCAAGTAACCGCTGAAGTTAAAGCCCCAAGTAAAAAGTTAAGAGGGCAAATGACATGGCAGGTTCGAAGCGGTAGACGAAATGAAGGTACCGACTGTGAGGTTTATTCATTACATTCTGCTATGTCGCAAAAAGTTCATGCTAAAACCCCAGCCCAATGGGATGCGTTAGAGAATAGTCTTAGTCAAAAAGACATGTTCAGTACCGAGTTAGATAACGAATCACAACCCGAAACCAAGCCTTCACGTAAGCGAAGAACTCAATCACCAGCTGCGCGGCCACGTAGGAAACGCGCATTTGATTCTCAGGTTAGATAATGAATGAACCCAAACGCATTATAAAAGGTGACGCTGTTGCCTGGTCGCGTGTGATCGCCAATGCATCCCACACTTATCAGTACATTCTTATAGGGCCAGATAGCAAATTCACCATTGATGCCACTGTTGAGAATGGTTTTTTAGATGTAAATCTGACCAGCGATAAAACCAAAAGCTTTCAATCTGGCGAATACCGCTGGCATTTGTTCAGTGATGACGGCGCTGATCGTTTCAACGTTGCGCACGGCTACCTTGTTATAGATGCCAATCCGCATGACTTGGAACATTGCGATACATCTTCACATGCTGAGCGCGTACTTCGCGCTATTGAAAAGCGCATTGAAGGTCGGATTTTATCAGACCATGAGAATTACAGTGTTGATGGTAGAAGCCTAACGCGCATTCCTATCGAACAATTGGAAAAGTTAAGACGCCGATACAGTTGGCAGGTACGCAAAGTAAAAATTAAAAAAGGTCTCGCAACTAATCCCCGCCGCGTTTACTACAGGTAATTTATGTTCTCTTTTCTAAGAAAAACGCCAACTAAGTCGCCATCAGAAGAGCCGGTTCGTAAAGAGCCTGTTATTGATGCTACCGCATTAGGTGGAAACACAAACGCCCGTGATGCAAAGCGGCACAAGGCATACGCGCAGCAGCGATTTGCTGCTGCCAGTAGCCCTAGAATTAAAAGTAATGGCTTTTTCTCTGCAGGGCTGAGCGTAGATGAAACCTTACGCCGTGATTTGATGCGTTTAAAAGCGGCCAGCCGTGCAGCTGGCGAAGATGTTGGCTACATGAAACGCTACTTCTCCATGGTGCAAACCCATGTGATTGGCGATAAAGGGCCACGACTTCATGCGGAAGTAAGAGATAAGCGCGGTGAGCTAGACAAAATTGCCAATCAGTCTATCGAAAAAGGCTTTATGCAGTGGGCCAAGTTGGGCGTTTGTGAAATTAGTGGACGCATGGATTTGGTGGCTGCAGCGCAATTGATTGCAAAGACAGTGTGCCAAGACGGTGACATTATCATTCGTCACATTGATGGCGCACCGAATAAATTTGGTTATGCATTTCAGCTGCTAGAAGCTGACTTACTTGATGTAACCCTGAATAAAGATTTGGGCAACGGCAACCGAATAAAGATGGGAGTCGAAATTGATAAGTGGGGAAGGCATACCGCTTACCACTTGTTAACTAACCACCCTGGGGAATTCACGTGGTCATCTAATGGCAAGCGTTATATGCGCTTAACTGCTGATGAAGTAACGCTTCCTTTCCCCATGTTTCGCCCTGGTCAAACTCGCGGTGTTCCATGGGCTCATGCTTCCCTTTTAGATTTCCACGATATTGGCGGTTACCGCGAATCATCATTAGTAGCCAGTCGTATTGCTGCCAGCAACATGGTGATGTACGAGCGTGACCCAGAGCAGGAAGCGCCAGAGGATGAAGAGGAAGGTGATTTCATCTTCGAGCTAGACCCTGGCGGCGCAGCCATTACCCCTGAAGGTTACCGCGCCAAAGAAACCAATTTCCAACATCACGGCGATTCAGTAGCCGATTTCCAAAAAGCGGGGCTTAAAGGTGCGTTCGCGGGGGTGGATGTCAACTACAGTACCGGCGGTAACGACTATGAAGGCGTTAGCTGGTCAAGCTTGCGTCAAGCGGTATTAGAAGATCGTGAGCATTGGAAACGACATCAAGGCTGGTTCATTAGCCAAGTCATGAGCGTTATTTATAAGCGCTGGCTTAAAAACGCATTATTGCATGGTGGCATTGAAAACTTAATGCCATTCGATTTAGAGCGGAGCGTTGAAGCGTTTTCGTTTAAAGGTAGACGTTGGCAGTGGGTTGACCCTCTTAAAGATGAACAAGCCATTGGCGCTGCCATGGAAAACTTTACTTGCAACCCGATGGATATTCTTAACGAAAAGGGCGTTGATATTGATGCCATGGCCGAAGGCTGGGGTACTTACTTATCGGCGTTAGGACCTGTAATGGAAATAGCCAGTAAGTTAGGTATTGGTAAAGCGGCAAAACTGGCCGTAGCCACCGCTAAAGCCGCACCCAGTGAAAAAGGTGATGATGATGAAACTGAATAAAGTTACTGCAGACATGCTTAGGAAAGGTGAATGCATCCCCATGCAGCGAGATATGACTGCAGATGTCGAAAGTGTTGATGAAGAAAGCCGTGTTGTCACTCTGAGCTTTTCAAGTGAATACGAAGTAGAACGCTGGGGCTGGGTAGAAACGTTAGGGCATAACGAAGGTGAATGTGATTTAAGTCGCCTTAATAACAAAGGGCCATTCCTTTCTGATCACAATTGGAATGACCAGCGCGGCGTAACCCAAAAGGCTTGGATTAAAAACGGCCGCGGTTACGCTGAAATAAAAATGAGCCGTAACCCGCTTGGCCAGCAGTTACTTGTCGACATGCAAGATGAAATTCGCGTTAACGTTTCAGTTGGGTACCGCATTCATGCAGCTCAACTGGTTCGTGAAGAAAAGGGGCTTGAATATTACCGTGTTACGCACTGGGAACCCCTCGAAATATCCTCTGTATCTATTCCAGCAGATCCAACCGTAGGGCTGGGGCGCGCTGAAGAGATACAAATTAACCCTGTAAAAATAACCACCACTGAGGTACGTAAGATGGATGATGATGAAATCCAAGTAGTAGACGCCCCGGCTAAACCAACCGAAAGCACGGTTTCACCGGAATCCACTAACTCACAGCGCACGTTTGCTGAGCCAAGAAAGCCAGCCGCAGATGCTGAGCCTTCTGCGCCAAAGCGTATTGCAGAAACTGCTCGCCAGTACGGTGCTGAAGGTTTAGGTAACGAATTTATTGCGGCAGGTCGTTCTTATGAAGAGTTCAACAACGCATTGATTGAGCGTTTACACAGTAAGCGTAAGGCTCCTGAATCTGAATCAACCATGATTAATTTAGATATTGGTGAGACTGAACTGCGTAAATACAGCGTTATTAACGCATTACGCGCAGTGGCCACTGGTAACTTTAAGAAAGCTGGCTTGGAGCGTGAAGTATCTGATGCTATTGCTAAGCGCACGGGTCGTGATCCTGACGGTATCTTCCTTAGTTATGAAGCAATGGGCTATGGTTTACGCCAACAGCAAATGCGTATGCAATCTGCTGGCGGCGCGGGTAAAGGTGCAGAACTTGTTGCAACTGAACTACACGCTGAAATGTACATTGAATCGTTACGTGCTCAAGCCGTAATCGGTCAGCTTGGCGCACGCATGGTTTCAGGCTTGGTGGGTGATGTTGACATTCCTAAGCAGAATGGTTCAGCAACGTTCTACTGGGTCGAAGAGGATGGTACGCCATCAGATAGTGATTTAGCGTTTACTACTGTTCAGCTTCGCCCTAAAACGTTGGCTACTGCAGTTCCAATCACTCGACGTATTATGACGCAATCAACGCCAGATATTGAGGCGTTAGTATTGGGCGATATTATGCGCGGTCAAAGCTTAGGTTTAGATCACGGTGCATTGTATGGTTCTGGTGCTAGTAACCAGCCAACCGGTATTGTGAATACGTCGGGAATCGGCGCTATTGCATTTACTACACTTGGTAAACCTACCTGGCAAGAAATCGTTCAGTTTGAAACTGATGTTGCGGAAGCGAACGCAGACGCAAACACCATGGCTTACTTAATGCGTCCTTCAATGCGCGGTACGCTTAAGTCGACAGAGAAAGCAGCTGGCACCGCTAAGTTTATGTGGGAAGGCGGTCGTGTTAACGATTACAACGCTGCAGTCACTACGCAAGTTAATGCTGGTCAGATTTTATTTGGTGATTACTCTCAGGCGCTAATTGGCTTGTGGGGCGCGCTAGATGTGGTACCTGATCGCGCTACCAAGGTTGCTTCTGGTGGCCTAGTGATGCGTTTATTCCAAGACGCTGACGTAGCTGTTCGTCATCCTCAAGCATTCTGCTTGGGCGAATAATCCGCATTTAAGTATTGTTTAACTGTTCTAAAGCACCTGAAAGGGTGCTTTTTTTATAAGGTGAAAAAAGATGGCTACAGTAGCTAAGAAGGTAAGTTTTGAACTCACACGTGGTGTGCGTTTGAACGGTAAAGGGTATTTTCCAAAAGCCAAAGGTAAGGTGATTCTTTCACTTGCTGAACCACTGGCAAAAGAATTGGCCGCAGCGTCGAAAGGTAAAATTGTCTCGGCTAAGGCAAATACCGAAGTAAAGGAACCTGTTGACGATGACGGCTTAGATGCTGCATTTGGTGCCGAAAATGATGGTGAAGGCGAAGGCGAATAACGCAGTGAGCTTTCAAAGTGATATGGCCACGGATATGGAGAACGTATTTTTTGCAGACTTCAAGCACGTGGCCATTATCAACGGTGCCAGCATTGAAGGGTATTTGTATAAAAACGCGCATGAGTTTGGAAGTTTAGATACTAACCAAATTCGTTTTGATATTCCTGCAACTCAATTGCCAGCACTAGAACGCCGCACGGTGATTACTGTGGAAGGTGTAAATTATGTATACATTACTAAAGAATCGAACGGTGATTTGGTAAGTCTTATTCTTGAGCGTTCGCGCTCATGAGTAAGGTGGTGTCGGTTGACTCAAAAGAAGCTATCGCTGAAATGAAGCGAATGAGTCGTGCGCTAAACGTACACCGTAAAGGTGAAGTTAACCGAGCCATGGCCGCGACTATTAATGACAGCCTTAAACGCTCACGAACAAAGATAGTTCGCAGGGTTGCTAAGTCTATGCAGGTAAAACAGGCGCCCATTAGAAGCCGTGTAAAAATAACCCGCGCTAAAAATACCAACTTAAATGGAAAAGTATGGGCTGGTACCAACAGGCTAAGCGCTCGTTCAGCCGGTGCAAAGCCGCGTGGTGATGGCCATGCTGCAGGGCCTTACGAATGGCCTAATACTTTTACTAACAACGGATTGAAGAATATTTATATTCGCAAAGGCTTGGGGCGCGGCAATATTGAAGTGGCTGGTTTCGGTGCGAAATTCACTGAGCGTTCGTTAGTGTCAGCGGTAAATGCTGAAACTGAAGCTGCGCTTTCTAAAGACTTTCCCGTTGAATTGTTTCGCCAGTTGAAATGGCGTTTAGATAAGGCGTTAGGAATTAAATAATGGCCACGCGCACCCAAATACGCGAAAAAATTAGGGCGATTTGTGAGCCTGCGGGCTTTCAAACAACGTTCGCATATTCGCCTTCACAAGTGTTTGACGATGAAATTCCGTCATTATCTGTCTATTTCGAAGATGGTGAGACCGAATACAGTTTTGATGATGAGGGTGTTACCGATGCCCGCGTTATCGTTGAAATTATGCTGCAAGAGCCTGGTGATTTAGACGCAGCGCTAGATGCAAAAGCTACTCAAGTTCAACAGTTTCTTCGTGAAAGCCCTCGTTTAGATGGGTTAATTGAAGGAATGAATAGGACCAACTTCGCATACGACCGTGATGGTGAAGCCTCAACGGGCGTATTGCTACTTACTTACACCATACAATACCTAGATGAGGATTAAACCATGAAGGGTAAACTTACTTCATTGCACCGCTCTACTGATACTGGCTCTAATTTTGGAGATTCTATTGCCGATATTATGACAATGGAACCTGGCGAAATGACAGCGGAAGTTGTGGATGCAACGCAATACGGTACCGAACATGACTGGAAAGAGTCGGATTACGGCCTGCGTGATGGCGGTGAATGGAATTTTACTATTCGCTACCGTGAAAACCAGACTGATGTTGAAGCATTGATTGATGCTTTCCATAACGGTACTAAAGAATATGTACAGGTACAGTTTCCAGCGCCAATTAGTAGAGGGGTTGATTTTCGTTGCCTGGTAACAAAGGTAGGTTTTGCTACCCCTAAAGAAGGCCAAATTGATCGTACGCTTACGCTCAAAGTAGATGGGCCTGTAAACGAAGGTGATCTTGTATAATGTTCGCATGGTTTAAGCGCTGGCGCGCTGAACGCAAAATGCCGAAAGATGAAACCTTTCAGTTTCGGGCGAGAAGCGCCGCTGTGAGCTTTGGCCGCTGGGTAATCGTTGAGTTAAGTGGTGCTGATTGTGTAGTGATAATGGATCAGCTTAACTTAATTCAGCGTTCCAGTACCGCTGATGAGCACAAAGGGCGAGAAGTAATGGCATTGCGCTATCAAGCTATTGCCATGTCGCTACGCACGAAACACGGGCGCGTTCCCCTTGATTGGACAAATGAAGTCGACTTACTATTTTTGGCTTCTTTCCCTTACTCCCAAGTAACTGAAGCGCTGAGCGAAATAGCTAGAGTGTCTGACATGAAGTGGTTAGATCCACTCTATGTTCACGATGCTGCTGAACAAGATGTTGAACAGCAGCAGCTTGAGCCATTATCAGATTCGGAGCTTCAAGCAAACCCCTCATAGGCCAACCCTACCGAATAGCCACATTGCGGTTGGCCTTAAAACTTGGTCAGTGTGATGCTGACCAATTTCTACGTAAATTAAGCGCGTCACAGTTACTTGAATGGTTTCGGTTTGCTGAACTGGAACCTTTTGGTGCACGTGTTGAGCAGTTACAAACTGCAGGTTTACGGGCTCAAGTGGCAAATTATTTGCGCAAAAAAGGCAGTGAGCCATTAACTGCACAGGATTTTGTACTGGGGTATAAGCCGCAAGTGCAGCCCAAACAGATGAGTGTTGAAGAACTCTACCGCCGCTTTACTGGACAGTCATGAATAAAAAGAATTATGAAGTTGAGCTTAAAGGGAATACCCGCTCATATCGCACTGAATTCGGCCGCGCGATCACCAGTAACGAACGCTTCAATAATTCAATGCGTGGATTGTCTCAAGGCGCTACAGCCATTCAGGGGCCAATGGGCGGCGTGGCCAGTAGAATATCGGTGGTTAATTCGCTGTTTTCTAGTGGGGCCATTGTTGCCACTGGCTTAGCTGCCGCGTTTGCGGGAGTGGTAGCCGTAGGTTATAAGTCACTTCAAGTATTTAATGAGTATGAACGCTCACAGCTGCGCACCGAAGCCCTGGTTAGAGCTACTGGAAACGCCGCTGGTTTTAGTGCAGAGCAGCTGCAACAGCAAGCCGATAGCGTTGCGCTTAATACGCTGGCATCGGTTCAAGGTATCACTGAAGCACAAAACGTACTTCAAACATTTAAATCTGTAAGTGGTGAAACCTTCACGCAGGCCGTTGAGTTGTCACAAGATATGGCGGCTGTGTTTGGCGGTACTGCTAAAGATAAAGCGTTGCAATTAGGTAAGGCGCTTGAAGACCCTGTTGCAGGAATTAATGCGCTTAAGCGAAGCGGTATAAGTTTTACTGCTTCACAGAAAGACATGATCCGCAGCATGGTTGAAGCCGGTGATGTCGCAGGCGCTCAATCGGTTATTCTTGAACAGCTAGCAGGACAAGTTGGCGGCGCTGGTTCAGCTGAGGCGGGCGGGTTAGCCGGTTCAGTTGATACATTAGGTCAACGATGGGATGAATTACTGCTGAGCTTTTCTGAAAGCTCAAATCTAGGCGGTGGGGTTAGTAAATGGCTGGATGGCATTTCCTATTCCCTTGACTATCTGCGCGGAAAAATTAAACCCACTATTCAAGAGCTAAAAATTGAACTGGCCGTACTTGAATCAAAAGCAAATGAAAGTACTTCTAAACGTGGTGAGAACGCCCGCCGTGCTGCTAATGCGATTAGAGAAAGCGAAAAGTCAGAAATAGAAGATAAAATTCTTCAGCTTAAAGCGGAGCAGGGCGATTTAGATGCGTTAAACGCGCTGATAGAAAGCCGCATGAATAAGCTGGCTGATTTAGATCAGCAAATACCCAACGCTGGCAATAAAAAAATAGGGCGAATGGGTAATGCGGGTAACGAAAAAGAAGAGCTTCAGAAGCAGAAACGAAAAGCGGTATCAGAGTTAAATGAATACAAACGCCAATTAAAAGATATTGAAGATGCTACTACTGCGCATGAAGAAACGCAGAAAGCGATAAAAGACGAAGCGACGACTCAGGCTAACATTAGAAGAAATGCTGAAGCAGAGAAAGCAATCACTGCATTGCAAACGCAGTACGAACGAATTAACGATGAAGCATTAGCCGCTGAAGGCCGCGATACCGAACTGGCCAATGTGCGTTATGAGCGCAAAGTTGCCGCCATGAATGCCGAAATTGAACTGCTTCGTGAGAAAGGTTTGCTAACGGTAGAATTAGAAAAGTACTCTGCTATTCGTGAAGCGGCGCTTGAAGCAAATGACGCTGATATTGAGTTGGCAGAATTCCGTCACGAAAAACAAGTGGAAGAAATTGAAGCTGAGCTTGAAATGCTTCGTGAGAAAGGGCTGTTAACTGAAGAAATTGAAGCCGCCCATAAGCAAGCTATGGAAGATTTAGAGTCTACGCACCAGGCTAAGCTTACCGAAATTCGTGATGAAGCCCGCGAAGATGAGTTGAAAAAAGAGGAAGAGAAACGCAGTAAATTGCAAGCAGGCTACAACGCCCTTTTTGATGTAGTGGGTAGTTATTTTGATGGTATGGAAGGAAAAGAGGCGGGTTATGCACGAATGGCCTTGTCGCTTGGCCAAACGTTATTGGATGATAAAAAACGCAAAGGCCTGAAGTCAATTTGGACCAATACCATGGATGCCGCAATGGGTGCTTACAACGCGCTGGCAGGCATTCCAATTATTGGGCCCGCTCTTGGTGCCGTGGCCTATGGTGGGGTAGTGGTAACTGGTGCCGCTGCTGCAGCAAAATTAACGGGTATGGCTCACAGCGGTATGACGAATATACCCCGTGAAGGTACTTACTTGTTGGATGGTGGCGAACGAGTGTTACAGCCAGAACAAAACCGCGACTTGACTCGTTTTTTAACCTCTTCAGACACAACAAATAACGCTTCTAACCTTAACGTTAAAAACGAAAATCACTTTCACGGTGACAGTTCTTCAATTGATTGGCGTGAAAAAACCCTCAGCGACAAGCGTTTTATCCGTCAATTAAAAGCTCGAATTCAGAGACCCGCATAAATGGCTTCTTTTCCTATTCAGTATTTTACTGAGGTTGATCCTCAGTTCGTTGTCGACATTGTTAAAAATGAAGAGCGTCTTTATGAAAACAAAAGCCAAGGTAGTGAAGCGCCATACTATGTTTTCGCGCTTACGTCGAAGGCGATTGGCCATGATGAAGCCATGGAAATATCTGGGCACTTAGATTGGTACAAAGATTCACTGCGAAACTTTACGTTAAACAACCCGTTGAAGTCTGTACGCAGTCATTCGGGTTTGTATTTGGCCAATGCTGCAAGCGAAGGTGATGAAGAGATAGAGATTGCTGGGTTGCCCGTTAGTACTGCCAAGGCCGTTTGGGGTGGCGATTTTATCCAGTTTGATAATGACTCTAAAGGGTACCGTTTAGCCTTCAGCGAAAATTCCACTGCAGCAGGAACTTGTACGGCAACATTAACCCAGCCTCTACTTCAAGCTATGGCAAGTGGTACACCTATTGCGTATGGCGCTAATGTTGAATTTCAGGTTTGCGTGAAGAGTCGGCAAGGCGGCGAGTTTGGTATTAAAAGCTCTGGACGAGTTGTATTCGACATCGAGCTAATGGAACAAAAATGATACCACTAAGCGCAGAAGATCTAGCCCGTTTCAAAGATTACAACCCAACTCGTTTTAGCTTTTTAATGCTGAAGCTGCAGTTAAATGGGGATTGGATTTATTTAACAGATAGAGACGTGCCGGTTACTTATGCGGGGGCTACATATGTGCCTGGCTATATTACGTCCGAAAGCATCGGTGACATAGAGATTACATCAGAGCCAGCAACGAATGATGTCACCGTTACTTTAGATGCAAGAGACAGAACGTTTGTTGCTTACTTCCTTCAAGAAGGTTGGATGAATGGGTCGGCAACTATTTATGAGCAATTCGCTGATAAAGATGGCGTTATCCTTACGCTTAACATCTTTCAAGGGTTTGTTGATTCGCGGGATTTAATACCAGAGAAACAAAAGATAGATGTGGTGTTAGCTTCGGTTTGGGCTGACTTCGAAAAGCAATCTGGCACTAAAACAAATTCAGGTTCTCAACAACGCTATTACCCTTCTGATACTGCGTTTGACCACGTTGCACGCGCGCAGCGGAAAATATACTGGGGTAAGCCAGCACCAGTGACTACGACAGCAACTACTACAAGCGGCGCTTCAGGTAGCGGTATTTTTTCCAACCCAAATTCGGAGCTTTAATTTTGGGTCTATTCAGTTTTGTAGGTGATTTCTTCTTTGGTTGGCTGCAGCCTGATGTTCCAGAGGCGTTACCACCTGGCACAGAGCTTACTTCCGCACAAACCGATGCATTTATTGGAAAGGTTATCGGTCTTGTCGAGAAGGCAACAGGCAATATTATATTTAAAGAAACAAATGATGCCGACAACGACGATATTAAAAATGACCTTTTGCATATTATTGTGGTGTGGTCAGAAGCGGTTGAAAGTATTGATGAAGTTTATATTGATGATATACCTGCATCATCCAATAACCCTGCCTTTTTTCATGATGACGGCGGGCGAATAGTTCACGTTCGCAACTTTCCGAATGGTATGGATGGGTATACAGATCCCCATTTGACTAATGCTGGCTGGCGCTCAACTGATAAATCGTCCGGTAAGGCGTGCTCTTATATTAGGTTGGAATATCATGGTGGTGAATACGCCATTTCGTCTGAACCAAAATTAACCGCTGATCTTACTGGTACCAATCATTCTAATCCTTCTCAAGCATTGAGCGACTACTTACAGGCGAGCGGTTATGGCAAAGGTTTGTCTAGCAGTTTACTTAACTTGTCTTCTTTTGATGCTGCTGAAGTACTTTGTGACAGTCGTGTTGAAGAGGTTGCTGGCCAAACTCAAACGCGGCCTTTGTTCTCGTGCAATATAAAGCTGGATACTAGCGAAGATGTACTTGAGAACGTCAATAAGCTGCTCAAGCCAATGCGCGGTTGGTTACCTATCATTAATGGGCAATTAACGTTAGTTATCGAAAAGGATGATGAGCCCGTTTCGGTACCTATTTTAGAACGTGACATTTTAACGCTTGATCGTATTACTGAAGGCAATAAAAGCCAACGCTACAACCGTGTCGCAGTGACGTACTACGACCCAGATGCTGACGGTACTGCGCAAGAAGCCGTTTATCCAGAAGCGGGCAGTGCCATTGAAGCGCAGTTACTTGCCGAAGACAACGGGGTATTGCTTGATACTTCCGTTGAGTTAAAAACATGTCGTAATTGGTTTGAAGCATTTGAATTTGCGAAGACTTGGCTTGAAGTATCTAGGCAGCAAACGCGCACAAGAATTACGCTGCCTAAATGGGGGCTTATTTATCACGTAGGCGATATTGTTCCTGTTTATCATTCATTCCCTGGTTGGGAAGGAAAGTTATTTCGAATCGAAACGGTAAGCTCTGATCGTAAGATTGTAACGCTTGGTGTTCGTGAGCATCAGCCTTATATTTATGATTTCTTTGGTGAAGGAAATAAGCCGGAACTGCCAGATACAAGCTATTCAAACGCCCCGCCAAGCATACCTTCTGATCTTGAAGTTGAGCATGTTTATACAACGTTTACCCAAGTGAAGGTAACGTGGGTGTCTGAGTCACTTCGATTTACTTACCAAGTAATCTCAAGCGCTGGTCTTGTGTTGGAAAGCGAAACTATTGCACGGCGATGGGTTGAGTTAAGCGGCTATGCATTAGGCACCTACTCTTTCAGGGTAAGGGCGTTAGGCGGTTTAGCTCAGCGTTCGGGTTGGGCTGAAATACCCATTGTTATGCAAAAGCCAGGCGTTCCTACCGACATTACTGTAAATGCCGGTGCTTTTGAATTGGAAGTTATCCCTTATTTGGCGGGCTCTGATTCCTCTACCGCTTTTTTATTCGCTATTAGTCATGATGTGGAAGACGTTGAACCACCTACACCGCACCGTGGCCCCGCGCATGCTTATACATTCCCAGCACTAGCGCCTAACCGAGAATTCAAAATATGGGTGTGTTCTACCAATGCGCTAGGTGATTCAGATTGGACAAGTGTTCTAGCGTCTACAACTACGGATGGAACCAATTGGGATGACATAGTTCGTTCAGTCACAATACCAGACCTGCCCGAAAATCTTGGGAATACTATCAGCGGTATAGTCGACGATGTTGAAAACTGGTCACAGCAAACCGGTGAATTGGGCGAAGAATACTCGACGTTGATATATAACGTAACGCAGGTAGAGCAAGCGAATCAGGCAAACAGCCTTGAAATAATTGGCGTTAAACAAAAAGTAGGCGATAGCAGTGTTCAAGCTCAAATATCAGAGTTTAAAAACGCGCAGATTGGCTATGAAAACGAAGCTGGCGAATGGGTTGAAGGTGCCGCGTTTGCACAGGCCTTTGAAGAGGTAAAGATAAATAACCTAGCCGGTGATGAACTTAGTGTTTTTTCTTACTTTGAAGCGCTAGAAAACGCCATTGGTGAAATCGAAGGACAGATTCAATTTGCCATTGATGCGAACGGCCGCATGACCGGCATATATATTAACGGTAGTGAAACCGTTTCTGAAATCATCTTCCTTGCCCAAAATACCTACTGGGTAAATAACGAAGGTTATGTGGTATTAGGTGTGAATACCGAAACCAACGATCTTGAATTTTTCGGCTCCGGTCGTTTTTGGGGCAAGTTGGTTTCGCCAGAATTCCAAATGATTGGCAGTAACTTTATGAAAGTTGAATTGGCTGATGGGTTTGGCCCCGATAATCTTTGGTATTGGTACGGGCCTTCATTACTTGATGGCAATGGAGAGCCTGATTTTTCGAACATGAGCAAGTCGAATGCTATTGAATGGAAAGATACAGACGGTAATGCCTATTTCGGCGGTAATTTGTCAGCTGGCGCATTAAGTAATGGCGCTCGTGCAACTCTGCTTTCATTAAATCCCTCAGTCGAAATTGGCGAGTTCACTACAAATGGCAATCCCAAGCAAGTCGTATTCGGCATTTTATGGCGCGGAACTTATGTTGATGAAAATGCTTGCCCTACAACTCAGCCAGCAGACCCTACAGCCACATTAACGCTGCAGCGAAGTTTGGGCGGCGGCAGTTGGGAAACTATTAAAACCGAATCTGTAACAGGTGCGGTGATCACTACGCAAATTGATGAGCCTGAATTAGGCACAACGTGCGTATTCAATGAGCAAACCACCGCTTCATTTACTTATACAGATTCACATACCTCAATGGGCACTTTCAATTATCGCGTTGTTGTCTCAAATCAGTATAGACACCTGATGCAGCAATTCATTACAAAGCAAGAACTATCAATTCTAAGCACTGAGGTGCAGCAATAATATGAGCGAATATGTTTTTAGTCTGAGCGATATAAGCGTTTCGGACGGTAGTGCCGTGGTTCAAATAAATAATAGCGATTCAGTGTTTGGTGTTATTGAAGGTAGCCAGTTTTTTGTGGCTGGCAAGATACCTGTTGGCGTTATTGAAAGTGACACTGTAAATAGAACACTAACGCTCATTTCGGCTTGGGACCAAGGTGATATTGCCAATGCTGCAGCAAAGGTAATTCCGCTTGGTGCCGTAGTTACGCTGCTTACAGCGCTAGAACGAAACCGCGCAGCGTATCAAGCATTTGTTGATGCTGGCGGCGGTGGTTCGTCTTCAATAGAGTGGGGCGATATAGTCGCGGCCACACTGCCTGATTTTGTTAAGCGCTGGGGTAAGTACAGCGAGATTACCGATAAGCCAGATTACGCCCAAGGCTGGCCGAGCTTTGAAAATGTTACGGGCAAGGTTTCTCAAGAGCAGTTGCCAGAAGAGCTAGATTTCGATAGCGAACTATCTCACGCACTAAGCCCCCCCATTGATGAAGAAAGCGCACTAAATCAGCGGTTAATTGACTACCTCAAACTAAAACAAACCGAAGTGTTACCAACCAATTCACCCAATAACCGCAAAGAAATACTCACCGACAATATACGCGGCTTGGTTCATGTGGCCATGTCTAATAGTTGGTTCACCGTTCCTAATTCATTGCAAAGCCGCAAATTCATGGTGATGCCTAGCAATCAGTATTTGCAGTTGAATACCGCTTACAGCGGCGAGATTACGTTACGCGTATGCCCAATGGGTAACGGCGGCAACGGTCTACCAGGCAACCCAACTTTAACAAACCATAAGTGGCATACGGTTACAGTTACCGTAACGAATTTATCTACTATCGGTGATGGCTTCATTGGCGTTATTGATTTCATTCAGATGGGTAACCGGTGGGAAACACTAGATACCGACAAGTCTCATTTTGAGTCACTTAATGCTTATTACACACGTGATAATGACGCATCCGTATCAAGCCCGTTTTTGAATTTCTTTTTGCGTAGTGATGGGTATTGGTACAGCGAAGATATAACACCTAGCACGCCTCACACGCTTGGAGGCAGTTGGGTTAAAGATGGCAATACTTTTACTGTGACTGAAGCCACCACTAGTGCAGACGCATTGCGTTTTTTTAGTGACGCATTCGACAACTACATTATGGAAATTTTATTGGTCGTGAATTACGTCAGCGGAAAGCTTGCAATAACCGATGGCAATGAAGATCCAAACGTTGTGTATTACGCCGGTACTGGTCGCTATATCACGGATGACCGAATTTATTTTAAACGCGGTGGTAGTTCAGTAACCGCCGCCTTCACGGTTGAGTCAACACGAATGAGAATGCCGCAGTATGGATAGATTGTTCGATATTAACCAAACCGTAACGCCGAGTTGGACGGATGGTACAGAGTGGGTTTACGACACGAACCCAGCTAACGAAGTTGAAAACGTTTATCGCCGCATTTACTCAGATAGTGAAGAAGGAAACCCAGACTACAGGTTGGCACCAGGTGATCGTTTTTATATCGCTACTGCTAAAGATGCGGTAGTTGACTGGACGCCAAGAACGTTGCCATGGACGTTTGACATAAGCGCCGGTCGAGAAGGCGATCGTTTAGAGTTTCATTTCGGCTTGCAAGTCGGTGAGCGAGACATTGACACCACTTTGGATGAGCATAGCCCGTTCATTCAGAACGTAACCGGCGATTTTATTTTGGTCGGTGCAAATCATCAAAGCTTTACTGGGCTAAAAGTTAAAGACTCCGATCCAGTGTTAAAGCTCACGCAAGCGAACACTGGCGGTGCGGTTTACGGTGCATTGCTAAACAATACCGGTCTAATTGACACGCAGGGCTATGCGCTAACAGACTGGGAATTTAGAAAACTTAGGTTTGATGATGTTGAATTTAAGTCGTTAGAGATTCCAAGCGGCTCAAGCAACGTAAGCACTCAAGATTTTAATATTAGCGGTTCAGGTGATATTGGCATTGCTATCCGTTCCGGTCACGTTGATATGGAAGTGATTGGCGGCAAGATAACAAACCAAAATCATGGTTATAGCGACAATGAAACCCTATTGCATGGCCTAGAGATAGAAGAAGGCGGCGAAGCAATAGTAAGAGAAGTGAAAACGAAAGGCTTCAGCGGTAATGGGTTTAAGTTCAAATGCCCTGTTGATGTAAAGCGTTTAAATTCTACACGCGATGGCGCAGGGTTAGAGTTTCAAGAATACTCTACAGCACGCTACTGCATGGTGAGCTGGACTAGGCAAATTGCCGGCGATAGCTTCGCGTATTACTTCCATAAAGGCGGCGAGCTTAATAATTCTGGCTGCAACTTAGATGAAGTGGGCGGTTTAGGTGTTGTGGTGGCTGGTGAGGGTGCAACCGTAACTATTAACGGTGGTGACTATCGAGCGCATTTACCCTTGCCGTTTCTTTCGGCGCTGGGCTCTTGCACGTTTATTTTAAATAACGTGATGCTAAACGGGGTTCTATACAATGAAACGATAGAGCTTGAAGAGGGTGAAGCGTGGCGCGGTGACAAGGCCACTGTGACGGTTGACACCATGGAGGTGGCCGCAAATAAAACGCTATCACTGCCATACCAGCACATCCCCGAAATGGTTGACGCTATCGCCGTTCAAGGCTCACAAACCCCATTTAAAGAGGTTATTACCCTCCCTTCGGCCGCAAGAATAGCGTGCACGCCTGATGGAACACTGCGTTACATACCTGGTACGGCATGGCTTCATTTAGACCCAGGTGAAACGGCTGTTGATTATTTCAGGTACAGCACCCCCGAACTTATCTACATGCACAAGTTTGTTATTAACGGCTCAGAAGAAGTAGGCCCTAAAGTTGTTCAGCCGAATGCGTTCATCGGTTCAGGGTGGACTAATAATGATGGTGTTTACACCACTACCGGTACAAGCAATTCATTAACCGCTAATTACGCTTTTGAAGAAGGTGAAATATACCAAGTCATTCTAAACCTTAGTGAACGTTCAAGCGGTTCGGTTATGCCTAAACTTGGTGCCGCCATTCCCAAGTACAGCCATGCAATTGAAGGTTACGAAGTGTGGTTGATACGCGCACCGGATAACACTACCCAAATAGAAATAACGGCCAGTGGCTACAAAGGCACCGTTCAAAATATTTATGTGCAAAAGTTGATACGAACTGAAGCGCCACCACTGCCGGAGTTGGCCGCTACGGTAGATGGTACAACCGCAAACATTGAATGGGAACTTATACCGGTTACTCGTTTGCGAGATACCTATACCGCTGATGTCCACATTCAAAACCAAGAACTAGATCAAGAAGTTGATGCCGGTTACGTAAATGATGATCACGAAAAAAGCTATCTGTTTGAGAACGTGTGGTGCGCAGGTAAGCGCAAAGGGATAAGCCTTTATGGGTGCGAATCACTGGAAGTGGATGGCTTCAAATGTACTGGAGGGTTTACTGGTCAATATGATACTTGGCAGGTTGGCATATCAGCAGATTTGGCAGGGAATTACGCCAAAATACAGCAGTTAGGCAACATCACCATAGACTTAGGGCTTGATTCCAATTATGGAAACTATGACGCGGAGTTTGGCAACTCTGACCCAGTGGTAATTAATGGTGCCTATGAAGGGCCTAACAGTTATCTATTTAGCGCCCACTTTTACAACGTTGATTTAGCGAATGGTTCTGATGCTAACGGCGATTTAAAGAAGCGCGTAGAAATCAATAATGGCCGCTTTGATGGCGCATGCAAAACTTTACGAACACACAAGCACGGCTCGTTAGTTGCTGCAAACTGCGAAGTGATACAGGGATACGGCACTCGTGAAGTGTTTTCGGTAAGCCATAGCCCCGCATATCAAGAAATCTGGAATTGCACCGTTGATGGAGTTCGCTGCGTAAGCGTTTCTCAAATGGAACAGCAGAAAAAAGACTCGAGCTACTTCTATGAAGGCCGTGGCTTATTAGGCGGTAATCGCGCCTCAGTAGAGGTTCTAAAAACTTACCCCACCCTAGATGATTTAAATCGTTTCACTATGACCGATATGGAATTTCAGTTCTCAAGTGATAGCGGTTCTACATGGTCAGCCTTAGACGTAGATTACGTTGGCTTGCCAGGTGTCGTTGGCTGCTTCAAACGCTCAATCGAATTCACTTCAGGAACATACCAGATCAGATGCCGTTGCCTGAATGGTGCGCTAGTTGGCGCTTGGTCTAACGAAATTTCAATTACAGTATAGAGAACGAAAATGTGTGAATTAGAAAAATTCCTAATTAAATGGAATATGCAATTAACATCACCCGAACGTGATGATTGTTCAGCATGCAGTAATAACGGGAAATGGGTGGCGTTGTCGTCCATTAATTCAGAAACAGTATTCGCAGAAGGTGAAACCCCGCTACTAGCAGCAAAGTCTTTAGCTGAATTGATGGAGAATGAATAATGTCTATAGTATTTGATAACAGTGGTTACATAGATGGATTTGTGGGTTACTTTGCGGATGATTTTGATATTACCCTTCCCACTTTTACTATAACTAAAACCTTTGCAGGTTTAGCAGGTAGAGGGGATGGAAATACGTTTCTTCAAAATCGGGCAGATGAGTTGCGCTTTAGGTTTGGTAATGGTGGGTCAACTATGGACTTGCCACCACTCCCCTTAGATACACCTATTTCTGACGGTAGAATTGTACGTGTTGATGGTGTTATCACCTTCACTATGGGCGGTAACTCAATGACCGCAAATAGTACAGGATTGGTAGACATACGAGAGTGGGGTAGAGCCAGTGGTACAGCACTCATGCAAGGCGAAGTATCAGGCGTAGGAATACTGTCAGGTGAAGGCAGAGAAACAATAACACATGACTTTGATAGTGGCTCTGCGGGGGACACTATTATTGTCAACCAAAGTGCAGTAACTAGTGGTAATAATGATGGTGTGCTTAAAAACTTCACTACTGGTGGGTTTCAAGGGGCGGCTACTACTTCACCTAGCGTAGCTAACGCGGGTGCAGACCAAAGTAACATCAATGCAGGTGATACAGTAACGCTGGATTCATCAGCGTCTACGAGCGCAGTTAGCCGCTTATGGACTGAGGTTACAAGTACGGGTGTTGTACTTAGCGACAATACAGCGGTCAGCCCAACCTTTACAGCCCCAAGCTTTACCTCACTAACTGAAATAATTTTTGAGTTAGAAACTACGGGGAGTGACGAAAGCACTGACACCGATCAAGTAAGTTTCTTTGTTTTGGAAGATGGGGTGGTTGCTGTAGACCCAACTATTACTCTTGATAGTAAAACGTACAGCTATTACACCAGAAAATCTGATATTAATGGTGAAGCCATTTTTCCAGTTGCAGGTGTGATTACAGACTTGCCAGCAGGTGCAGTTGCAGAATACGAACTTGATGGTTCTGGTAATTGGGTAGCAATGCCAACTGATAGCAATGGTAATTTCTCAGATGACATTATTATTTCGGTTCAACAGAATCTAGTTGTTCGAGTCAGCACAAATACAGATATTACCGCTACCGCTAACTACTTAACAGCCGCTCCTATTTGGTTAGCATGGTGGCAATCAAATGAATCTGGTCGTGGTTCTAGCACACAGAATAGTATTAGAAACAACGAAATTACTTCAAGTATGGTTCGTCCTACATGCTTCAAAGATGGTCGATGGCAGTACATTAACGACCCTACAAGTGAGGACAGCACCGGAGGTTCAACGTGGATTCGTATTGCCGTTGAGTATGCTAAGTTAGGTCAGCCTATTGGCGTTATCAACGTCGCGGTTGGTGGTACGAGTATTGAACGCTGGATACCCTCTAGTGATGATTTGTGGACTACTCGTATTATGGCTGAGACTAACGAAGCGGATTGTGGAGGTGTTACCTTTACTGCTTCGTTAGGTGGAGAATCAAACGTAGGTACAGATGGGGCTACTTTACGTGCTTGGCTTGCTGAGATGATTGACGGGCTTCATGATGAATTCGGAAGTATCCACTACTTAACCGATGTACCTAGAACCTACACTAATGGTCAAGGTGATACGCTTAGGGGTGAATTTGATTATATCATTGAAAACAGCCCTTATTGTCGTTTTGGTGGTGACACATCAGTCATTGACGTAGAGACAGATAGTGACGGAACGCACCTTAAAACTGGCTCTCAAGTGAATGAAGCAGCAATGATTCGCTTTAATGCTTTCACAGCTGAAGAAGTAGTTTCTAACCAACCCCCAACCGCCAACGCCGGCCCTAACCAATCAGTAGCGGCAGGGGCACCGGTTCAACTTGATGCGTCTAGTTCAACTCAAGGTACGTACCCGATCGAATCTTATGAATGGACGCAAACTGCAGGTACTGATGTAACGCTCAGCAACCCAACTACCGACACCCCTGAATTCGATGCACCAAGCTCAGAAGATGCTCAACGCATATCTTTTGACGTAGTAGCAATCGACACTGAAGGCAATCGGAGTGCTTCGGCCACCGTGCATATTGATGTAGCAGCTGTAGTTTTAAATGAAATACTTAAGATTATAGAGCGGCTGGATTTCGAACTTGAAACCCAAGGCGATGTTAATGCTTATTATGGCCGCGCTAATCGTGAAGTAATGAAACTAAAACCTTCGAACCCTGAAGGTTTGGTAATGGATGGTGATTACCTTAACCTTGAAAGCAACACGATCACTGAGGTTAAAATTATTGCCGAGGGTGTTTCTATTTCTTCAAAAACGGATGGGATAAACCTAAATAAAGGCGAAATGATACCGCGCCTTGGAGATATGGATATTGGCAAAACTGGCAATATTTACTTTAGCATAATCGTGTTTGTTGAAGGTGATGACAAAGGGGTTGTAGTGTCGTCTAAAGGTGCAGCAGGGAATAAACCGATGATTTACGTAACCCTATAAGGTCTAAAAACATGCCATACCTCACCAGCCAATTCGGCTCTGTTGAAATTGAAGATTACGTTTCAAGCAGAATTATTAGAGTTAAATACAATGGAAAAGTATTTAAATTCTTTGGCCAATCTGAAGGTGAGGATGGCATGATCATCTATATAGGGCATGGAGAACTCGACTTTAGAGTAGTGGCAGCATTGAAAGCCTGGTGCGCTAAAAATAAAGTAGGGTACGTTAGGTGGGGTGATGGACCGGAAGCAAATCAGACCATCAATATACTGAAAAAAGCTTCATAATATTCGCTTTTTTCAAGCGGTATAATGCGGTCTTCATAGCATCGTTTAATTATGAAAAAAAAACTTAAACATCTGATATAAATGATTTTTGCATCGTGATTTAAAATCCCTCGTCAGTAATGACGTGCCGGTTCAAGTCCGGCCCCGGGCACCATTTATTTAAAGTCCAATTTCAAAACAATTTCAGCTTTTTCTTCCGTGCAGTTATCTGTATTACAAAACCTCGATAAATTATTTTGCACTGATATTAATGCGCTATTCTGTGTCTAAAATAGTATTTTCAGAAAAACCGAAACAGATTTATTTAGTTTAAGGGTGGCGTACAGGATTGCCTGCAAACGTTTTGGCCGCTTCGGCACTTTCCAACGCATTATGTAGCTCTGCCATGGCGGATATCGTTTCTTTAGATGCTTCTCTATTCATTGTTAGTTCTACTAAACAGTGAGGGCATTTTACTATCTTCTGAAAAAGCAGATCTTGTAGTGAAACCTTTATATTGTGGCCACAGGATTCTGTGGGACATGGTATGCCGGGTGCTGTATTTTGAGTATTAATCAT